GGTAATTCGAACCCCAAACTCGCGCCAGTCCTTGAGTTTTCCAGTTGGTTGGAAACCCTGATGACTGCCCAGCTTGTCACTGCGTCCGAGCTCGCCAGAGAGCTGAACGTCTCTCCGACCGCCGTCCACAAGGCCCGAGACTCGGGGCGGCTGACGCCGATCGGCGACCGATTCGACCTGGCCGTGGCGAAGATCCAGTGGGAGACCAACCGAAAGCGGCAGCGGCGCGACCGGCCGCCGTCCCCGCCCGATCTACCGGCGGGAACGGAGACCCCGGCTCAGTCGGGTGGCTCGTACTGGGACGCGAAGACGCGGCGCGAGCAGGCCGAAGCGTCGATCGCCGAGCTGAAGGAACTCGAACTGCGTGGCGACCTGGTGCGGAAGGTCGAGGTCGAGCGGGCGCTGGCCGCGCGGCTGGTGGCATTGCGCGAGTCCCTCGAGGTCCTCGCCGATCGCCTTGCTGCGTTGGTCGCTGCGGAGTCCGATGCTGGCGTCTGCCGACGACTGATCCGGGACGAGCACCGCAAGGCGCTGACGATGCTTGCCGAGCATCTCGAGACGGTGGAGGAGGCCGACGATGGGAGCGCCTGAGCGTGCACTGGTGGCCGCGCTGTTCCGCGAGTACCTGCGGCCGCGCGAACCGCTGTCGGTGGATGAGTGGGCGGACCGGTATCGCGTTCTCGCCGGAGAAACGTCGGCTGAGCCGGGCAGGTGGCGTACGGATCGCACGCCGTACCTGCGGCAGATCATGCGGGACCTTTCGGACGACTCGCCTGTCGAGGAAGTCGTGCTGCAGTTTGGCACGCAGCTGGGCAAGTCCGAGACCGGGTTGAACTGGCTGGGCTGCAGCATCGACCACGACCCCGGGCCGATGATGCTGATCCTGCCGACGGTTGACATCGCCAAGCGCTTCTCGAAGCAACGGCTGGCACCGATGATCCGCGAGACCCCTGGGTTGCGCGCGCGAATCCGAGAGTCGAGGTCGCGCGACGGCGGGAACACGACGCTGACGAAGGAGTTTCCGGGCGGCCTGCTTGTCGTCACCGGTGCGAACTCGGCCGCCGGCCTGGCATCGATGCCGAGCCGACTGCTCTATGCCGATGAGGTCGACGATTATCCCGACGACGTCGATGGCCAGGGTGAGCCACTGGGCCTTGCCACGGCGCGGCAGGACACGTTTGCGCGCCGCAAGCGGCTGCTCTCGAGCTCGCCGAAGCGACCGCCCGGGTTCTCAACCATCGAGGCGCGATTCAACGCGGGCACGCGCTTCCGATACTGGGTGCCGTGCCCGCATTGCGGCGAGCACCAAGTGCTCGAGTGGGGCGGTCTGGAGGTGGCGCATGGGCTGAAGTGGGTCGGGTCTGATCCGGCGTCTGCCCACTACGTCTGCAAGCACTGCGGGTCGGTGATCGAGGAGCACTGCAAAGCGGCGATGTTGAACGGCGGCGAGTGGCGTGCCGAGGATCCCGCAGCCCCGGTGCGCAGCTACCACCTGTCCAGCCTGTACTCGCCGCTCGGCTGGCTGAGCTGGGCGACGATCGTGCGCGAGTACCTCGAGGCGGATGAAGCTCTGGTCGCCGGAAAGACCGCGCCGATGAAGACCTGGAGGAATACGCGGCTTGCTCTGACGTGGTCTGAGCCCGGGGCGCGGCTGCAGGTCCATGCGCTGCGCGAGCGCGCGCGCATGGATGGAGCGCATCGGATGCGAGGAATGCCGGCTGCCATAGCGGTGCTGACCGCAGGCGTGGACGTGCAAGACAATCGGCTCGAGGTGTCCGTGTGGGGATGGGGACCCGGCGAAGAAACGGCGTTGGTCGATCACCATGTCCTTCCTGGTGACCCTGCACAGGCCGACATCTGGGAGCGGCTGGACCTCTACCTTTCGACCCGGTTCGTCCATCCATCGGGCGGATCGCTTGGCGTTGAAGCGCTGGCGATCGACACCGGCGGACACTTCACGCACACGGTTTACGCGTATGTGCGCGAGCGGTCGCCCGGGCGCCGGGTGGAGTCCGGCGGTTGTGTCTGGGTGCAGCGGGTCTACGCCATCAAGGGGCAGGACCGGGCGGGACTCCCTGTGAAGGGCAAGGCGACCGCGGTTGATGTCAACTGGCGCGGCAAGCTGATCCAGCGGGGTTGCCAGTTGTGGATGGTCGGGGTCAACAGCGCGAAAGACTGGTGGTACAGCAGGCTGCGGCACGAACGGCCGGGTCCTGGATTCGTGCATGTTCCTGCGGACGTCACCGATGAGTGGTGCGAACAGATGACCGTCGAGTCCCGCGTCCAGTCGCGCACCGCGCGCGGCGTGCGCATGGTCTGGCACTGCCCGAAGGGGAAGCGGAACGAATCCTGGGACTGCGCTGTTTATGCGCTGTTCGCGGCGCATGCGATCGGCCTGGAGCGGTGGACTGCGCCGATGTGGGAGCGCGCAGCTGAGCGAATCGCTCCGCGCCAGGCGGATCTTCTCGGATCGATGGCGGGGCCGGGGCAAGAGACGAATCCGGCACCGGCGCCGATCGAAAAAATTCAACGCGATCGGCGCGCCGCACCCGGGCGGCGCGGCGGTGGATTCGCGACCAGGTGGTGAGGGATATCGAGTGAGCAAGGACATCGTGATCGACAGCCTGCAAACGCTGGCCGAGATTCTGAGGCGCGAGGGGGCGACGGTGCTGCCGTCGCACATGAGCGAGGCCGAAAGGATTGTGAAGGCGGCGTGGGGCGGTGATCGGCCGTATATCTCTCACGGCACGGAGGTGAAGCAACGGGATCTGGTCCGAAGGAATGCGGAAATCGTCCGCGCCTGGAAGCGTGGGGAACGGGTTCCTTTGCTGGCGCGCAGATGGGGCCTTGCAGAGCGGACGGTGCACCACATCATCAACAGCACGCGCTCATCGGACGGTGACGGTGCAACGGCTTGTCTGGCCGATTGCGCAGCACCTGCGGGAAATTCGCACCATGACCCAGACCGTACAGACATCGGAGCCGGCATCGCTGACGGCCGGCGACACCGCAAAGTGGCAAAAGACACTTCCTGACTACCCGGCGACCGAGGGCTGGGTACTCAGCTACGCGCTGGTCAAGTCTGGGAATCGGATCACGTTTTCCGCAGGCGCTTCGGGCGCCGATCACCTGATCAACGTGTCGGCGGCCACCACCGCGGGATGGACGGTTGGCCGGTATCAGTGGCAGTCGAGCGTCGCGCTGGCCGGCGAGCGCTTCACGGTTGGCACGGGCCAGATCGAAATCCTCCCGAACTTTGCCGCAGCATCCACCGGAGCCGACGGTCGATCGCATGCGCGGAAAGTGCTCGAGGCCATCGAGGCGACGCTCGAGGGACGCGCTGGACAGGCGCACATGCAGTACCGGATCGGCGAACGCGAACTGCGCTTCATCCCGATCCCGGAACTGCTGATCCTTCGTGACCGGTACCGCTCTGAGGTGCGAGCCGAAGATTCCGCGGCGGCGCTTGCCCGCGGCGAATCGATGCCGAACAAACTTCTGACCAGGTTCTGATGGCAAATCTCATCGACCGAATGGCGGCCCGCTTGGGATTCCGCCGCATCGCTGGCCAGCAGAGCGTTCGCCGGTACGAAGCGGCTGTGGTTGACCGATTGACGGCATCATGGCGCGCAGACACGGCATCGATCGATCGGGAACTTCGTGCGGACCTTAACCGTCTGCGTGCAAGGGCCCGCGGACTTTTCCGAGACAACGAGTACGCGAAAAAATTCGGACGCATGGTCGCCACGAACGTTGTCGGCCAGGGATTCGTCCTGCAGTCGAGGCCGATGGATGGCCCGTCTGTCGTGGACCAGATGGCGGCCGATGCAATCGAATCGTCATGGGCCGACTTCTGCCGTCCTGCGAACTGCGATGTGCGCGGCAAACTCGGGCTGGCCAGGATGTACCAGCTGGTGGCTCGTGTGGTTGCCCGCGATGGAGAGGCACTGATTCGTCTGGTGCGCGGTGCTGGCAAGTATGGATTGCAGCTGCAGTTGATCGACATCGATCGATTGGACACCGAGTGCAACCAGTCGCGCACCGCGACGCAGCCCGAGATCGTGATGGGCGTCGAGCTCGACCTGGTGGGGCGGCCGATCGCGTATCACGTCTTCGAGAGTCATCCGAATGGGGCGGTCGAGTCGTCGAGGCGGCGCATGCGCATCCCGGCAAAGGAGATCGTTCACTGCTTTGTCCCGGACGATGTCGAGCAGACGCGCGGCGTTCCTTGGATGCACGCTGCGATGCGGCGGCTCAATGACCTTGGCGGATACCGCGAGGCTGCGGTAATTGCGGCGCGGATCGGCGCATCGAAGATGGGCTTCTACAAGACGCCCGAGGGCAGCTTGGCGGGGATCTCTGACGGGACGACCCAAGGCAGTGACGGATCCGAGCAGTTCGTGACGAACGCCGAGCCGGGCGAGTTCGCGCGGCTGCCAAGCGGCTGGGAATTCCAGGCGTTCGATCCTCAGTACCCGCACGAGCAGTTCGACGCGTTCAACAAGGCGTGCCTGCGTGGCATCTCGGCCGCAATGGGTGTCTCGTACAACAGCCTTGCAAACGACCTGGAAGGCGTCAACTTCTCCTCGATTCGTTCCGGTGTGCTCGAGGAGCGGGACCACTGGATGGTGCTGCAAGACTGGTTCATCGAGGCGGTCGTCGATCCGATCTTCGAGGTGTGGCTCGAGTCGGCGCTGCTGCGCGGCGTGATCACTCAGCCCGGAAAGAGCGGTCCGGTCGCGCTGCCGGCGGCCAAGCGGGACAAGTTCATGGGGCACACGTTCCAGGGACGGCGCTGGGGATGGGTCGATCCAGTCAAGGATGTGCAGGCATCGATCCTGGCAATCGAGGCCAACCTGACGACGGCGACCGATGTCGCGGCGCGCGCGGGCGTCGATTTCCAGGACGTGCTTGCGACCAAGCAGCGTGAACAGGCGTTGCTCGAGGCGTATGGATTGCAGTCGAAGCCAGTTTCCGTTGATGGCGACGACGACGATGCGTTCGAAGAGCAGATTCTGGCCGCCTTGATCCGCAAGCTCAGAGAGCAACGCGCGGACAAGTAAACGGCGCGCCATGCGCTGTAGTGCAATCGTTTGTCTGGCTCGTTGCGCACCTCTGGCGCGACATTGGTCGCATGAGCACCGACAAAGCATCGCGATACGCACCGGGCACCCGTTACGAGCGTGCCTTTACCGTCGACCGGGAAGCGGTTGACGTCGAAGCTCGGACCGCTGTCCTGGCATTCGCCAGCGAGACGCCGTACGAACGTCACTGGGGGATCGAGGTTCTCGACCTCTCCCCGGGGGCGGTGCGTATGGGGCGTCTGCGAACTGGCGGCCCTCTCCTCATGGATCACGACAGCCGCGATCAGGTCGGCGTCATCGAGTCAGTCCAAATCGACGGTGACCGGGTAGGTCGCGCTGTTGTGCGCTTTGGGAAAAGCGCCCGGGCCGATGAGGTGTTTGCAGACGTCGTCGACGGAATCCGCCGCAACGTGTCGGTCGGGTACGTGATCCACAACGTGCGCCTGGCATCCGAGAAGGATGGCGTGGCGACGTACCAGGTGACCGACTGGGAACCGTACGAGGTCAGTCTGGTGGCCGTGCCTGCGGATCCGTCCGTGGGCGTTGGTCGCGCAGCTGATGTCGCCGAAGACCAGGGTGACCTTGCCCCAAAACTACCCATGGAGTCCGTCATCGTGACGACCGAAACGACCATCGACGCCCGCGCCGAACAACAGCGCGGCGCAGATTCGGAGCGCAAGCGCGTTGCCGACATCATCGCCATCGGCGAACAGTTCAAACACTACAACGCCTCTGGCATTGCGTCGGAAGCCATCCGTGACGGGCGCAGCGTCGAGCAATTCCGCGCAGCCGTGCTGGAGAAAGTCGCTGCAGCGCCGGTGGCAAGCTCCGACATCGGGATGACGAAGAAAGAGGCTCAGGCCTACTCGTTCGTCCGTGTTCTCAACGCACTGTCGAACCCGACCGATCGGAGGGCACAGGAAGCGGCAGCGTTCGAGATCGAAGCCAGTCGAGCGGCCGCCGAAAAAGTCGGCCGAGCCTCGCGCGGGATCATGGTTCCGTCGGACGTGATGCGCCGTGACCTGACCGTTGGCACCACGACCGCCGGTGGCCACACGGTGCAAACGGACCTGATGGCGCAGGACTTCATTTCGCTGCTGCGGAATTCGATGGTCATCGACTCCCTCGGTGCTCGTATGCTGACCGGCCTCGTCGGAAGCGTTGCGATTCCGCGCCAGACCGGCGCTGCGACGGCGTACTGGGTGGCGGAATCCGGCGCTCCGACCGAGAGCCAACAAGCGTTCGACCAGGTCACGATGCAGCCGCGCACTGTCGGTGCGTTCAGCGACATCTCGCGCAAGCTGCTGCTGCAGTCGAGCATCGACGTCGAGGCGTTCGTGCGCGCGGATCTGGCCAAAGTGCTGGCGCAGGAGATCCAGCGCGTTGCGATCAACGGCTCCGGAACGGCGCCCGAACCGCGCGGCATCTTGAACGTTTCTGGGATCGGCTCCGTGGCCGGTGGCACCAACGGCCTGGCGCCGACCTGGGGCAACATCGTCGGGCTGGAGACCGAGGTCGCGCTCGACAACGCCGACGTCGGCGCGATGGCGTATCTCACGAACGCGAAAGTGCGCGGGAAGCTCAAGGGAACCTTCAAAGACACTGGGTCGGGCATGCCGATCTGGTCGGAGAGCCCCTCGACGCCGGTCAACGGCTATCGGGCTGCAGTCACCAACGCGGTGCCGTCGAATCTGACGAAGGGCACCAGCTCGGGCGTCTGCTCGGCGATCATTTTCGGCAACTTCGCCGACTTGATCATCGGCATGTGGGGCGGCCTCGACCTCACCGTCGATCCGTACACCGGCTCGACCAGCGGCACCGTGCGGGTCGTCGCGCTCCAGGACGTTGACATCGCGGTGCGCCATGCCGAGTCGTTCGCGGCGATGGTCGACGCTCTCACCGTCTGATGATCGGCTGCGGCTGACATGATCGTCGAAGACCTTGCCCTGTACTTCGCTGACTTCGGATCCGACGTCGTCGTCGGGGCCGCAGTCATCAAGGGGATCTTCGACGCTCGTCCGGCCGCGGCGTTCGGGATGGTTGACGTATCCGGGCCGGTCCTGACGGTTGCAGCGCAGGACTGGCCTGGGGTCACGCGGGGAGCTACCTGCACGATCGCGTCGACGCAGTGGCGCGTGATCGGCATCGAGCCCGATGGCACTGGGCTGTGCACGTTGCAACTTGAGCGTGCGGCATGACGAAGGCAGAGCAAATCGCTGCCGCGATCCACACCGCATTGACCGTCCCGGCGATGTCGAGTGTCCCGGCCGCTCGCGTGTACCGCGACCTGCACGGGGCGATCCAGTCGGCGCTGCTGCCGGCGATTGCGGTCGAGACGGGCGACGAGGATGCGCCGGTGCGCGCCGTGATCGGCCACAAGGACCGCACTACCGAGATCCGCGTGATCGTCGTTGCCGAGTCGACGTATTCCGCGGCCGATCCGGCGCTTGTCGAGTCGTTCCTGCGTCTGCAGGCCGATCCGACCCTCGGTGGCCTTGTTTTCGAACTCGACGAGGGGCCGACGCGCCGGGAGCGCGCCGACGGCGAGCGGCAGATGGTGGCCGTCACGAAGACGTATCGAGCGCAGTACAGAACAACTGAAACGAGTCTGGAGGCCTGATGGATCAGGAGCACAACCCGCCCGCAGGCGGTCGATACCTGCGCGATCCGGAGACCGGCGACCTGATCCCGATCGATGAAGACGGGAATCCGATCGATCCGGCGGAGTAGGCGATGAGCCGGAAACTCAATCTTCGTCCCATGCTCGCGAAGATCGCGGCTACTCCTTACGGCGGCGCGTCGCCGGCCAGGTCGTCGAATTCGGTGCGCACGCTCAATCTGGATCTGGTTGCAAGCCGGATGCAGGCGCTTGGTGCTGGCAGCGGATCGAGATCGGTCCAGACCGCCAGTTTCGACCTGGCGCAACTGAGGGCGCAGCACGCCAAGCTCGCCAATGCTCGACCCAATTTCGGGTTGCGAAGTGCGGCGGGTGCAACGGAAAGCGTGCGACTGCAGTTCGATGTCCAGATGCAGCGCCTGCGGCGGTCCGGAACATCCGCTGCGCCTCGCGACCCGATGCTCAAAGCGCTGACGAACAGGATTCGGTGACCGAGCAGCACGCCCAGGCGCAGGCCAGCGGTGCCTGCGCGTCGGAGAAACCGCGCAAGCGGGTCCAGATCATCAACGAACGGGATCCGTTCGTACAAACGGAGTAGGCCATGAGCCGCAAATTCAGAAAGAGCGCCATTCTCGCGAAGATCGAGACGACGCCGTACACCGATGCTGCGCCCGCCGGGGCATCGAACGCGATCCAGACCATCAATCTGGACGTGACCCCGTACGAGGCGCAGAACGTCGAACGCAACCTGAGCCGAGCGTATTTCGGCCGATCCAGTCAGCTGGTCGGTCCCGGAATGGTCCGGCTGCAGTTCGAGGTCGAGATGCAGAGCAGCGGAACTGCGGGCACGGCTCCGGCATGGGGGGCGCTGCTGCGCGCCTGTGCATTCGCCGAAGCCGTCACCGCATCGACGCGCGTGGATTACACGCCGGTCACGGACGCGACCGAGACGCTCACGATTTACTACCACCGCGACGGCGTCAAGCATGCCGCAGTCGGTTGTCAGGGAACGTTCGAACTGGCGATGACCGTCGGTGGGCGACCGAGTCTGAAGTTCAGCTTCCTGGGCAAAAGCTCGGCACCCACGGCCACGGCGGATCCGGCGCAGACGCTCACCGCGTGGAAGGTGCCGTCGGTCATCTCCGATGTGAACACCAGCGACCTGGTCATCGGTGGCACGTACTCCGCCGGCACGATCAGCGGCGGCACCACGTATGTATCGAGCGGCCTGACGCTCTCGATGGGCAATGACGTCAAGTTCAGCCCGCTCGTCGGAGCTGAGTACATCGACATCGTCGATCGCAACCCGCAGGGCTCAGTCACGCTCGAGCTGACGGCCGCCCAAGAGGTGACGTTCGACGGCTACGTTCGAGCGAACACCTACCAGTCGATCGGCATGCTGCACGGCACGACAGCCGGGTCGAAGGTGCTCGTGTTTGCACCGACCGCTCAGTTGTACAACCGCCGTCACGTCGAAGTGAACGGCAACCTGATGAACAGCTTCGACCTTGGCCTCGATCCTTCGACGGGCAACGACGAGCTGCGCATCGTCGCACTGTAAAGGTACCGCATGTTCAAACTGACTCCTAACCCGACGTTCTGGCGCACGGTAAAGATCACCGCGGCCGACGGTTCCACGGCTGAAATCGAACTCGAGTACAAGCACCGCACGAAGGCGCAATGGATCGAGTTCGCCAGCAATGCGGCCGGCAAGACCGATGACCAGGTGATCAGCGAACTGGTGGTCGGTTGGGCAGGCGTGGACGCCGAGTTCTCGGCCGAGCACCTGCACGAGCTTCTGCAGAACTACCACACGGCCGCCGAGGAAATCGCCGAGGACTACAAGGCAGCGCTGACGGAGTCCCGGCGAAAAAACTGATGGCCATCGCCCGCGCGCTTGTCGAGGGGAGGGAAGACCGCGCGGCGATGGCACGTGAAGCGGCGGCCCTCGGCCTGGCGGCCGAGTTCGATGAGCCGGAGCCCGACATTGACGTTTACCCGGAGCACTGGGAAAGCCTGAGCGTGTTCGTGGCGATGGGCACGCAGATCAACGTCATGGGGATGGGCGGGATGATTGGCTATCGGTACGAGGCCCTGCCGGTCGTGCTGGACATCCACGGAATCCCGGCGGATCGACGCCGTGACGTATTTGACGACTTCCGGGTGCTCGAGGCAGAGACCGTGCGATTGATCAGGGAGCGCAGCAACCGTGGCTGATTCTCAGACCACCATCATCATCGCGGCGCGGGACGAAGCCAGCGGGGTCATCAGCAAGCTCGAGACCAATTTCGGCAGCCTTGCCGGAACGCTGACGAAGGTCGCGGGCGCTATCGGGGCCGCTGCCGCGATTTCGGCTGGCGCGAAGTGGCTAACCGATATCACCCGGCAGTCGATCGACGCGGCGGATAAACTCGGCGAACTGGCTCAGTCGACCGGCGTCGCCGGATCCGTGTTGTCGCAATACTCTCTCGTTGCGAAGAACTCCGGGACCAACGTCGAGGGGCTGGCTGGCGGCCTCCAGAAGCTCAACCTCAAGATCGACGATGCCGCCAACGGTGGCAAGTCGGCGGCGCAGTCGTTTGCGCGGCTCGGCATCAGCGTGCGGGACTCTGGCGACGAACTCAAGTCGACCGACCAGATCATGCTCGAGGTCGCCGACAAATTCGCAGACATGGAGGACGGGGCGGCAAAGACTGCGATCGCCGTCGACCTGTTCGGCAAGGCCGGCGCGAACCTGATCCCGTTTCTGAACCAGGGCCGCGACGGCCTCGAGGAAGCGGCGGACGTCGCCGACAAGCTCGGCATCAAGCTCAAGGACTCGACCATCGCGGCGGCCGACAAGACCGCGGATTCGCTTGGCCTGGTCGCGGCGATGGCGGGTGGCCTTGGCAACAAGATCATGGCCGAGGTGCTGCCGACCATTCTGTCGCTCACCGAGAAGTTCACCAAGTTCGTCGTCGAGACCGGCGCACTGGACGTCGCGGCGAAGTTGGTCGCCGGTGCGTTCCGGGTGATGGTCAACGCGGGGCAGGTTGTCGGCGCGGTCTTCGAACTGATCATCAACAACGTCTCCACCGCGGCGAGAGCGGTGATGCTGGTTGCACAGGGGGAGTTTTCGCAGGCCTGGGACACGGTGAAAGACGGCGTCAGCAGGGCCGGCGACATCGTCAAGTCCACCGGTGCCAGCATCGTCGAGACGTGGACGAAGACCACGGACGATGTCGTCGGTGCGGACACGAAGAACACGAAGTCGAAGGGCGAAGTCGCCGAGGCAACGTCCAAGGTCAAAGAGGAAACGGACAAGGCCGCGAAGGCCTTCGGCGACTACGTGCGGTCGTCGCAGGAAAAGCTGGCCAACGCCGAGGCGGAGCTCGATGCCGGTCGCAAGCTGACCGAGGTTGAGAAAGAACGCAATGACATCCTCGCGAAGCTCAAGACTGGCGTCATGTCGGCGTCCGCGGCTGAAGTCGCCGCTGCGCTTGCGCTCCTCGACAAGCGCGAAGCGGCGGCCGAGGCACTGAAGACCGACGAGGAATACCGAAAGAGCATCGAAGAGACGAAGAAAACGCTCGATGCTCGCCTGGCCACCGAAGAGAAGGCTGTCGAAACCCTGCGCCAGTCGATCGAGAAACAGGAAGAAGAAAACCTCAAGATCGGCATGACGAAGGAGCAGCTGGCCGATCTCGAGATCGCGAAGCTGCGCGACATCCAGGCGTCCAAAGCGCGCGATGCCCAGATCATCGCTGGGATCCCAGGGCGCGAAGCGGAGGCGGAAACGCTCCGTGAGCAGGTTGCGCTCTACGACGACTTGATCGCGCGCAAGACCGAGGGGCGTGCCGCGGCGTCGATGAATGAAGCGGCGATCGAGGCACGCAAGGCCGCCGAGAAGACCGCTGAAGAGTGGAAGAAGACCAGCGACGCGATCGAGAGCAGCCTGACGGATGCGCTCCTGCGTGGGTTCGAATCCGGGAAGAACGTCTTCGAGAACCTGGTCGAGACGGCCAAGAACCTCTTCAAGACGCTCGTGCTGCGTCCGGTGATCCAGGCGGTGGTGTCGCCGATCTCGCAGGGGATCACCGGCATGATGGGGTTCTCGGGGGCGGCGAATGCCGCGTCTGGAATCGCTGGTTCGAGCGGGATGATGTCGGGGATTTCGAATCTCCTGGGCATGGGATCGTCAGGGCTCGCCGGCGGATTTGGCGGCATGGCGTCTGCGTTCGTCTCTGGCGGATCGCTTACTGCGGCCGAGGCCGCAGCGGCGGCGGCGGCCTATGGCGAAGCGGGGATGACCGGAATTGCGGCGTCACTCGAGATCGGGTCGGCGCTTGGTCCAATAGCTGCGGCGGCTCCGTACATCGCGGCGGCCGTGGCGCTCTACTCGATGTTCAGCGGCCCTGGTGGAGCGCCGAAGTCGGGTGGGCAGTCGATCCTCGACTTGCGGGGCGGACAGGTGTCAACCTCCGCGCTGCAGACCGCATCCGCATCCGACGGCGGGCGTCTGCTCTACACGCCGTCGGACAGCGACGCCAAAACCTACGGGCTCGCAGCGGCGGCGATCGGTCAGATCCGCGCGCTGGCGAGTTCATTCGGCGGATCGGCAGGCGATCTGACGCTGGGCCTCGGATTCGACACTGACCCGGGCGGTACTGCCAGCAATCGCATTTCGTCGTTCCTCGCGCGGAATGGGGCGCTCCAGTACAGCACGACCGCTAGGGATCTCGGACGCGACGACGGGGCGCTTCAAGCCGGCCTCTCAGACGAGATGTCCAGGCTCGTCCTGGCAGGCCTCGCCAGCTCCAACTTGCCGGGGAAGATCGGCGAATACTTTGCGTCCATCGATCTGACGGCGGTCACCGGTGACCAGGCGCGCGCAGCGGTCGAGGCGGCCAGTACGGCCCGCACGATGGCCGAGGCAGTCCGTGACCTTGGCGGGGTGTTTTCGACGTTTTCCGGGCTCACGGTGGAGGCGCGCGGAAGCATCGTCGCCCTGACGGGTGGGATCGAGGCGTTTACCTCAAAGACCGCTTCCTTCCTGCAGAACTACTACAGCGCCGAAGAGCAGGCGGGAATTGCGGCGGCACAGGTGCTGCGCTCGCTCGGCGCAAGCGGCGTGGACTTTGGGGCGGTGACGGACAAATCCGATGTCCGCACATTCCTCGATGCGCTTGATGTCTCCACGTCGATCGGACAGGCGCAATTCGCCGTCGTGCTAAACGCCTCAAGCACGATCGCAAGCCTCGCGCCGTTCCTTGAAGAAACCGGCATGACGCTGGGGGCGGTGGCAGAGCTGGCGCCAGGTGGCGGCACCTACGATGTGCTGACCGGATCTGCCGAGTCGGCCGCGGCGACAGCCAACTATGCGGCGTCACAGGTCGATCTGCTCACGAGCGTGGTTGAGGTGCTCACCCAAGCACAAGTGGACGCGCGCACCGTGGCCGCACTGTCGCAAGCGGCCCTCGATCGGATCGCTGCCGCGACTGAATCGACGGCGACGACGAACTGGTCGCAGATGTTCCCTGACCTCGGGACAGGCTGATGGGCGCCATGGCGCAGCGCGAGTACCTGATCGAGATGGATGTGCGCGTAGACGGTGCGGGAACGATCCGGACGCTCTGCTATTCGGTCTACGGGTTCAACAGCGAACCATTCGACGCATCGCCGAATGTGCACTATGCACCGCGCCTGCTGCGGCCCGGCGTGCTGTCGCAGAGCCTGTATATGCCGGGATCGACAGGCGGGTCGTCGCGATCCGGATTTGGTGGCGTGCAGCTGTCCAATGTCGACGGCGGCCTCGATGCGCTCATCGATTACGGATTCGCCGGAAATGAGATTCGAATTCTCGTCGCACTGCGTGGCGCCCGGTACGCCGACTTCAAGCGGCTATGTACAGGGGTGATGGAGCAGCCGGTGTTCGACTGGAACAGCATCTCGATCTCGGTGCGCGATAAACAGTCGGAGCTGTCATCGCGCAAGCTCCAGGCAAACCTGTACCTGGGCACCAACAGCGGGTCGCCGATGTCTGGTGCGGAGGGCACGGCGAACGACATCAAGGGATCACGCAAGCCTCTGGTGTTTGGCCAGGTCTCCAACGTGCGCGCCGTCCGCGTGAACACTGACCGCAACATCTACCAGGTGCATGACGGACTCTTGTCGTCGATCAGCGCGGTCTACGTGGCCGGCGTGGCGTTGACGGCGGGCGCTGTCTATCCGGACTACGCGACCATGGAATCGACTGCGCCGGCCGCTGGACAGTTCAGAGCGTTGCCGGCACTCGGCCTGTTCAGAATCGACGCGGCGACGTCCGGGCAAGTGACCGCAGACGCGACCCAGGGCACGACGTCCGCTGACCGGACCGTGGCCCAGATGATGCGGTCGATCGCGTTGCGCGCGGGGTTGACGGCAGCCGAGATCAGCAGTGCTGACGTGACTGCACTTGATGCGCTTTGCCCACAGGCGCTGGGCGCCTATTTCGACGGCATGCCGCTTTCCGGCGCGGAAGCCATGGACATGCTGGCGCGCAGTGTCGGCGCGTGGTGGACGTTCGATCCTGCAGGCGTACTTCGCATGGGGCGTCTCGCCCTGCCGTCCGGAGATCCCGTGCGCGAACTGGACACGTCGAACGTGATGTCGATCGCGCGACTGCGGGCGAGAGACGAGGGTGCGGGCGTGCCGGCGTGGCGCATCAATGTCAAGCACTCGCGCAACTGGACGGTGCAAACGACTGGTCTGGCATCAGCGGTGACCGCCGCGCGCGCGGCGTACTTGTCCGGGGATGGTCTGGTGGCTTCCGCCAATGACGCTACGGTGCAGGCGCAGTATCCCCTGGCAGTCGAGCGCTCGTTCGACACGTTGATGGTCAATGCCGGGGATGCGGCGACCGAAGCGGCTCGGCTGCTGACGCTCTACAAATCCCGGCGCGACATGCTCGTCGTGCGGGCAAGGCTGGACCTGGCTACGGCCGACGTTGTTCGGCCAGGCGCTGTGGTGCGCCTGACGTGGCCGCGATACGGCATGAACAGCGGAAAGCTGTTCACCGTCCTCGGGGTCAATTCCGATTACCAGACCGATTCGGTCGAATACACGCTGTGGGGGTAACGGGTGGCGAACGTCCTGTTGGCTTTCCCTGACAAGGCAGCGCTCGGCACGGTTTCGGGCGGCTCGTTCTATTCGACATTGCCGGTGTCAAACATCCTGACGAGCGTCATTACCCAAGTGGCCAGGACCACTGACCTGACGCCGACATCAACCCAGTTCGTGCTCGACGCTGGACGCGTGCAGGGTGCCTCGGTCATTGGGCTCCTGAACCACAACATGAGCCTGCCGGCGCGCGTGCGCGTCACGGCATCGTTGACCGCGGATTTCGGCACGGCCAGCTATGACAGCGGATGGTGCGCGGTGTGGAGCGGCCTGTTCGCGACATCAGACCTCGAGTGGGAGGACGACAGCTGGTGGGCGGGGACGATCGATGCCGATGCGATCGGATCGATGCGCCCGGCGTTCGTGCTGCCGACCGGAAGCGATGTCTTTGGCAGGTACTGGAAGGTCGAGATCGACGACGCAACGAACAGCGCTGGGTACGTCCAGATTGGCAGGTTGTTCCTGGCGAAGTCATGGACGCCGGCGCGCAACCCCGCTTATGGCTGGGGCATCCAATGGGTGTCGGACTCGGCAGTCGAAACGTCCCTCGGTGGCACCAAGTATTTTTCTCCGCGGTCGTCTGCACGCAAGAGCCGGATCTCGCTCGGTTGGATGACGAAAGCCGAGGCGTATTCGAAAGCGCTCGAGATCCAGCGTCAGCTTGGCGATTTCGGCGAGTTGTTGGTCGTTGCTGACCAGGACGACGCATCGACGCTGCAGCAGCGATCGTTCCTGGCTCGAATCAGCGGGAGCGACGAAGTCAGGCACATCCGCGCGAACGTCTACAGCGTCGAATTTGAACTCTCGGAGGTGGTATGACGCAGGTGGTATTCCCGACGCTGCTGGGCGGCGATGGTGCAACATACTCAGACGACGGCACCGGCACGAAGGACATGCTTGCCGGGGGGCACCGGACCAACTTCATCCCGCTGCTGTCGCAGGCGCTCGCCATGGCCAGCAGCGCGAAGGCCAGCGCCAACAGCGCCATCGGCAGCGCGAATCTCAACGGCACCAGCACGACCTCGTTGTCGGCGCCGACCATTGGCGGGGATGTCACGCTGGCGGTGGATGCCGGCAAGCTCTGGACCTCGGGCCAGCCGGTCATCATCGCCGACAGCACGGCGCCGTTCACGCGCTGGATCGCCGGCCTGGTGAAGTCCTACAGCAGCACGACCATGGTGCTGACCGTGGTGGACTTCGCGGGCTCGGCCTGGCCTGGCGCGTCCTGGTCGGTGTCGGCCACCACGGGGTTCGCCCGCGCACAGTCGCTGACGCCCAGCACGATCACGGCGAGCGGCACCACGGCGCTGGCGGCCTCGGATCGGGGCAAGGTGATCCGGGGCAACGCGGCGGCGGCGATGACGTTCACCTTCCCGGCGGCGGCCACGCTCGGGGCGGGCTGGTTCATCTACATCCAGAACGTGACGGCCGTCACCAGCGGTCTGGCGATCACGCTCGACCCCAACGCCTCGGAGACCATCGACGGCGCGACCACGGTGGTGATGTACGCCCAGGAGATGCGCCTGGTGATCTGCGACGGCACGAACTTCGTGTCCTACGTCATGCACCCCGGCACGGCGTTCTTCTCGGCCAGCGGCACCTGGACGAAACCGACCGGCTACACGCTGTTCCGGGTTCGCGCCCAGGCTGGCGGCGGTGGCGGCGGCGGCGGGTACGGCGGAAGCTCGGCGGTCGCCAGGACCGGCGGCGCAGGCGGAGGCGGCGGCGGCTACTTCGAGGCCGACATCCTGGCCAGCCTGCTGACGGCCACGGAGACCGTGACGGTCGGCGCGGGCGGCACCTCGGGCG